CGTAATATCAACATCTGTTAAATCATCAAGTTCTCCAACTGTACTAACAGTACCATTCTTCCAAGAATGACTTGTAGAATCATAAACGATAGCCTGACCACTTTGAGGGTTATTTACCGTAGCAACATCTCCCATATCGAGATGTTTACCCTTCCATGTGTTATTCTGCCAAGATAATATATCGCCAGTATTTAATGCACCAACATCAACAGTTGGCTCCCACATATCATACTGGGTATAAGATAAAAGCTGACCGATATGAGCATTAGTTGATCTCAAATCCTCCGGTCTTAAAACAACCGCTGGTTCATCTGTAATGAAATAAATAGTGCCGTTGTTCTTTTCAGATTCAGGTAACGCATCGTATTCGGCTCGTGTAAGTGTCCGGTGTTTACCATCTCCCCCACCGCCACCTGACGGAATAGTATAAATATCGCCATCTATACTAATGGAATTGAGTTCACCGACAATAGTACCGCCACCGCCACCTTGCTCGGTCATAACGGATAATCCTGATTCAGTTAAAATCAGTTCTCCGGATTCTGTTTGGAGTTCACCACCAAGTTCAGGGTTAGGAATGACAACAGAACCGCCCGGATGAGCATAGAGTTCATTGATAGCATCTACTATTGTTTTAGCATTAGTATTTAGCTGCGGAAATGGTAAAGCGAGATTACCATACTTCAATATTGTAGAAGTATAGTTCCTCTCGCCAATATCAGATAAATCTGGATCTGATAATTTCCTACTGTTATGTAACGCAGGAAGTATCTGTTTTTGTGTCCGTGTCAATGCCTTGTCAAACCTCCAATATAGAATATAAAAGGTTTATAAAGGCACTATTTAAGTATTAGAATCAGGCAACCGATCACCAATTTTAAGGAAGATATTATCAACCTTCGGTACTGGATTGACATAATCAGGTGAATCTTCTGTATATGTCGGATCACGAGTAGCATCCAAAGTATCAACTGGTAAATATCCTGCTTGCGTAGGTGTCTGTGTTTCCAAATCAACTGTTCTGTTATATCTTAAATTATATCTCGGATCTTTTACATTAAAGTCAACAATAGTACCAACCTCAACATTAGATTCTCTCGGTCCATAACCAATATCAAATATCGGCTTACTGAACAATGACTTAACAATATGCTCGTTATTGGACATTTGCAAAGAACTCAATGCTCTGTACCCAGCATCCATAGTAGGTTCAAGTTCTGCCGTTGATGATCTCTGCCAAGCAAGTTCTCTTGTGTCTGCAACATTGTTTTCTTGTGTAGCTTCATTAGTCATCTTTTGTAGTCTGGCATAATCATTTCTACTGTAGTGTCCTACCCTTGTAGTGCCGATAGATCCCATAGAATCTTTTGCGTTGGCTAATCTGGCATCAACAGAAATCTTTGTCTCTGAATCAATCCTGACACCTGCGTACTGGAAACAATACATACCAAGTGGTCTGACATATTCAATACAACTGTCAATAGGTTTTTCATCAGTAAAATAGATTACATTGATATATCCTGAATCCAAATTAGAATCTACGAATACAGAGTTAGCCGGGATAGATGTATCTTCAAGGCGGTCATAATTTATAGTATTCTCTTCACCATACGCATTAATATCTTTTTGTTTGAGATTAACTTCTGCTGCAAGAGTAACACCAATCTTACTACCCTTATGTTTGATTAAAGACATAAAGTATAACATAGCAAATCTATTGAACGCTGCACACAAACGATTATCAAACTGATAACCCATTGTATCACCAAGCATCCATAATAACTCTTGTGGACAACGGAGAGGATCATATAAATCCATCATATTAGTAGTATCATACTGAACTTTGGTTAAAGCATAATCAAACCACTTCAGGAAAAATCTGAAATCAGAACTCTCCAAATACACATCAGGTATAGGTATATCTTTTATCTGCATTTATTTAACCCCAATAGTCCGACAGTTACTTTATTGTATAGCACACTTTGGATTGTGAATTAAAGTAATAAAGTTCAAGGTATTCATTAGGTGTATATGATCGAACTGCAATATCCCTATCGCGCTTAGCATTATTATATTTAGATTCAAGCCACCTACCGCACTTCTCTATGCTACCATCAAATATAACTCTGCCAGAATCTTCAGGTGTATCCAAACCTTCAGGATCCCACCATTTGTCAGTTTCTATTATTTGATGAAATTCCGTACTATATGTATCAATATCTGAAACAGATATATCTGTATGATTAAGTTGCCTATACTGTTCTGCGGTCATATATACCTCTAATTCTACTGGAGTAGTAGTTAAATCAATAGAATAAACAGTATTATCTTCATCAAATAAATCGAGAACTGATATAACATCACCTTTAATTGCTACAATCTCTCCGATAATATCAGTAGTGTGATTGTCATATTTAGTAATATTTATTCTATCTCCAACAGTAAAATCAGAACCTTTGTATTGTGAATTACTGGAGGCTTTAATATATCTCTTCATAACTTACCCCTTAAATAAAACTGTCTGGATTGCGTTGTCTACAGAGTATCCACACTCGATCAAAGCACAAATTTCTTCAGCAGCTACTGGACCAAACTCGGAATATAATTGCTTTTCAAGTTCTGAAGAAACTTCAGCTTCGTCACCATCAGTAGCAATTGCTGTAATCTCTTCATCAGTAAACTGGTCCAGATCCTCATCGGTGAATCCGTACTTACGCAACTTTGCCTTGTAGTCATCAATTTTGTTACTTCTGATGTACCTTTTCATTAATAGCATCCCCTTACTTTCTTTTTAAGTTCGTCTAATGTAATTTGTCCAGACAATCCACGAGCCGATAACTCACTATTCCAAGCATCGACTACTTTGCGTTCATCAAGTATCCCAAACTCCACAATATAACCATCATCGCTCATCTGATCCAGTTCTGAAGATTTGAATCCATCTTCGGCACAGATTTCGTAGTTATTCCCCTTGTTGTAGCCAAGAGAAAGTACTAAGTATCCATAATCATTCTTTATTGTGTATAACCTAAAGGATTGTCCGGAGGATGATTTAATATATCTTTTCATAAATTACCTCCTTATATTAGATTGATTTAATATACTTTGAGCATACAATACCGCATCAACAATTTCCAATAGCATATCAGATTCGTTTACAAAGCCAGACTTCACTATTCCCGGAAATGTTCTGCTAAACTCGTTGTATATTGTTTCTATGGATTCACCAGATTGCATTGACAAATATAATGTCCCAAATAAAGATTTACGATATGCGTTGTAATCTGGAATATCTTTTGATACACGCAGCGGAACATAAATCTTACGCTTTTTTATCTCTTTATAGAAATCCTGATACTCGGAATAACCGTAGCGGTCATATTCATCAAAATCTCCGTAATCAGTATCAAATACTTCATACGGATCATCATCACCTACAAATTCATCTGAATCTTCTTCATAATTGGATTTGTGGGTAGGCTCATAAATGAAATCATCAATAGCAGGTTCATCATCATACCAGTATGCCTTAACATATCTGCGTAGAGAAGAATGTGCCTTAATGTATATCTTCATAAACTACCCTCAATCATCAAGTTCCTCAATAGAAACAATCTCATCAGATTTATCTTCATCATTAATCCAACAAGTGTTCTGTTCAGCATCGTATTTATTCTTTGCACGAGTATAGCGAACTGTACCGTCATTGAATGTTACTTTATAATGATTCAGGCATCTGTAATATAAGCCATGATCATTATTATATAAACTACCGTTAGCGGATTTGACATAGCGTTTCATAGCTTATCTCCTGTTACTCTTCTTATGTACTCATCATATCGTAGACTTCTTGGGTTTCATATCTGTTATGAATATCGTAACCGTTATGTTGTTGACCATCATACATAGGACCTAAAAGGTGATTATCCCTAACGAACTTTTGAAATTCAACATCATCATTTGACGGAGCATAATACGGAGGATAGATGTCATTTGAACGAATGTATTTAATCATTTTAACTCGTCTACGCTCCATACCTGTTGCACCAATACCATAAGCATAAACTACACCTTCAAAAGTATCTTCCGGGATAGGATAATCAAAACCACGATTTCCAGCGTTCCACCACTCTTCCCAATCAATACTCTCCCAAAGTGCTTTCTCTTCATCAGACCACTTACCCTTAAATTTAGGTTCAGTTCCCCAATAATTAGATGATTTTACATAGCGTTTCATACTATATCTCCTTATCCTTTAATTAAACATTCAGGAGCAATCCTGATACAAGTGCTTGCGTTCTTCGGTTCGTTGTATCTTGCAAAACTGATAGGATTAAAAAATTCAGGATCACAATTATGATACTTAATGACCGGATTCGTAGGTGAGCCAGCATCAAAATATATAATGCGTTCATCGCTCGCCTGTATTATATTAACGATTTCCATTACAGTAGGTTTTTGTCCGAAATCTCTATTAGCAGGAGCAAAATATAATGCCAATGCTTCTTTAACTTTAGAAACGATTACATCACCGACATCTCTACTTACTGGTCTATTAGTATAAATCTGTCCTACTACATAGAAATCAAATATTCTCGCATCGCCAAATGCCATTTCTACAGACATAGCTTGTAACGGCTTAAAATCCTTAATGATATTATCAATAAACATTTGTGGCGGTCTGTATTTAATAAAGTTTGCAGTAGAAGATGTCTGTACCAATGATTCACTACCACTACCCCAAATATCTGATTTGAAATCATTATGGATAGCAAAGCACATAGCGGTATATCTCTTGAAGTTCGTAGCAAATACAAACTTACTCGGATCTTCAGGATTAAAATCAAGATTGAGAACATTCTTCCAATCGTATGTTACTGATTTTGGTCCAGCCGGGAAATCCGCATTACTGATATACATCTTTGATTTTTGAGCATCAGATAAATTCTCATCATTATAGATTGCCATATTGATCTCAACAGCTTTCTGACAATCAATAACGATTCCGCAATCCACACCAGCTTCACGCTTTAAGAATCTTGTATAATCCGGGAGCGTAACAAGGCTATCGAAAGTAGTAATATAATTTCTACTATTGTGATAGGCTTCTTTTGCGGTTTCAGGTGATCTTCCGGTAACTGTATATGTATGCGGAAGTTCTACTGTATTTGATAAATTTGATACTAAAATCTCGCCTGAATTGTAATCAGGATTATTATTAGGTTTTGCAAAGATCAGATTTGATAATACATTCTTATTTACACAACCGATAACACCAGAGCAATCAATCCAGAATATAGTAAGATAATATCCCTCATAGCTGGATAACTGATTCAAGTAGTTTGAAATTGTGATTTGGGCATTAGAATAGTTATCATAAGTCACCGCATAACGAGGTTCAGGTGTATCAAACTCTGCGACATTAGAAACTTGAACCCACTGTGTCTTATCAAAATTAGTAGAAGATAAAGATGCTCTACCCTTAACCCAAATTGCCGTAGTATCTACATGTTGAGAAGGGAGTGTAATAACATAGTTATTCTTAATGACATCCTTTACCGCTACGGAATAACTTCTTAAATCGCCTTCAATAGCAACTCTCGTACAAGATCCACCAGAGGGTAAGCTGACTATATCTGTATCTGCAAATACATCAATAAAATCTGCAAGGACACTTCTTCTGCTCCTGCTCTCTGTATCACCATAACTACTTGTCATAGGCAATACATTATAGGTAATAACTCTTGAAGTATTTGTAATATCTACAGATGCCGTTAGTGTGGAAAAGTTAGAACCATTAAATCCAAAATCTAATGTCATTGTATCTGAAGTATTATTTGTAAATGTTACTTCAGTTCTGGCAGCCGTATAGAATCCTAAATCATATCCTATCAGACCGAAAATCTTCTCTGCATCTTTTCTCTGTACTACTGATGGTGCAAATATCTCATTAGCAAGATAATCGGTAGATACGCCAATCATATCTGCTGCCGATGCTAATATCTTACCCAGTACAACGCCCGGATCGGCATCGGCTTCAGGTTTCCACAAATCTGTAAGTTTGGGTACAATCTCCCAAAAATCTTCCATTATGGAGTTATAATCACGGCTGGTATATTTTATCAATTCTCGGTTAGAATCTGAATCTGCCATCGTACTCTCCTAAATAATAAATAAACTATATAGATAAAAGGTTTTATACTTTGGTTACACTTAAAATCTCATCACCACGAGTAGCGGTAATAGTGCCAGCATTACTATCATAATTAAGTGATACCTCTGCCACATCTCTAAATACTGTTTGTAAGGCTACTGTCAATGCCAATGTATTATTATCTAAAGCCGGGTTATTAGTCTGAACACCGGAAAATAATAATCCGTCAGAATACTGTGTCTTATCAGGCTCTACACAAGGTTCATGTAATCTCAACTGTTCAGTAATCCTATCCTTAACAAGACCTTTTTCCGCAGCGGTATTGTATTTCCATAAGTGGCGTTTTAATCCAACACCAAAATTAGGACTATTATATAATTCCGTAGGTTCTGTAAGGATCAGTAAACGAGTTCTATTTGCAACGGATGCAGAATCCTCTAAAACACTAACCTGATTGTTAGTGATATTAAACATATTTGGAAATGATAATGAAGTTGTTTCAGCCATAGTAATACCTCAAATTTATAAAAGGTTTAGATATTA